ATTATCTGCAATAGACCATACACCACGAAGATCTGTGAGGGAGTTTGGGAGCCAATCCTTTAATTCACCTAACCAGTTACCAAACTCCTTAACTTTAGAGATGATAGTTGGGAGGTTCCTGATAGCCCAGGCTGCTGCCAGATTAGCTAGAAGTGCTTTAATTTTATCCCAAAAACCCATAACAGGTTTAAGGGCGGCTGATGCTGCCTTTTTACCTAAACCAGCAAGACCCGCTACCGCAGAGGACATCCCCTCGATTAGTTTCTCTTTACCTAATCTTAGTGCGTTTTCTCTTTCTGCTCTTAGATCTTTTGTTTCTTCCTTCTCTACCTTTGCCTCTGCAGATCTGTTCTCCTGAACAGACTTGTAGAGGTTTTGAATACTCTGTGCGTTCTCTTTAACGCTAACATTAACCGCCTGAACGGTGTCCTGTGTATTAGTCTGAAGTGTCTGAACAACAGACGCCATCTTGTTTGCTACAACAATGGCATTCTGTGGTTCTACTCGGGATCTTCTATTTCCACCAGGCGCATTGCCACCACCACCTCCACGACCACGGGAGGCTTGGAACATAGCAATTCTTTGTTCCTTGGATAGGTAAGAACCTGTTTGGGGATCTACACCTGAAGTGGCAGTGGTTAAGCTCATCCTTTCTGCTGTTGTGCTATTCTCTGTTCCTCTTCCTCAATCCAGTTCTTGAGTAGAGTAACATAGATATCCCTCTCCCATGGGATCATGTTTTCAATATCGGAGAGGTTGTACTTGTGGTGTTGCATTAATGCAAAGTTGGTTTTATAGTATGACTCTAGATCCATGTGAGCCATACTTACGCGAAAAAACTACCCAGTCCCTCCAATACTACAGTACTTGTAACTTCAGTTTCAGGGTTAGTCACTTCAATAGTATGTGACAACTTAGGCATTGTAGTGAAGAAAGCTTCTAGTTTAGCGAACTGTTTAGGTTCTAGATCCTCCACCCAATCTGTAAGTTCCTTCAATGAAGAATCACTTCCAGCGAAAGATTCCTCTTCACTATAGATCTGATCGATACACTTGGCGATCATTTCCAAACTCTGTTGTACAGAGATATCATCAACGTCAGCGTTCATGATTTCTTCCATGGTAGGATACTTCATCTTAACTGAGTAACTATCGTCTAATTGGATATTAGCTTCGTGTTTAGGATCAAATACTACCTCAATTTCATCTAAAAAGATAGTAAGAGGAACTGTAGTCTTTTCGTCATCTGGACAAGTAATGATGACATCTACAGATTCACCAACAGATCTTCCTCTAATATTGAGAAAGATATACTCCATGTCAAAGGTTGCTAGTGTATCAACCTTAAAACCACGACTCTGAACGCAAGCACTAATTACTTCTTTAATTGCTTTAGTTATTTCTGACTGAGATCCACTCTCCTGAGCAAGAATTAAGATTTTCTCTTCCTTAACTAGGAAGGGTCTATACTTAATCTTCTTACCAGTTGAGGGTACAACCAATTCATATGTAACTTTAGCAATTTTAGGTAATGCCATGATGTAAGAATAATATAGGAAGGTATGCTGTATTTATCAGGGACTGATTACCCTGACATTTGCAGCACGGAGAGTTTTGGGATTCACAAACTCAGAGTTAAATCCATATGTAGTGAGGTCTCTCATATCACTTAAGAACTGACCAATATAACCTTTCTTTAGTACGTATAATTCCCTCTTGCTCTCATTTAAGTTAGTTTCATATGCATAGTTGGTAACAAACTCAGTTGGGTTGAGGAATTTATCTTGGTTTCCTACGATAGGATCGGGAATTGTGAAATCTTTATCAACTGTTAGACCCGCTGGTAGAATAATTCTATTCTGTGCATCCTTAACCTCTGTAGTCTGGTAGTACATAATACCATTAAGACCCTCTACACTGCCATACTTCTCCAAACAGAAATCATATAGTTGTTGTGTGGAAAGTGGCCAGTCGTTGGGCATATTAGTGATCTCACCCACTGTACGAACAACCCAGTCCAAACCAGGATCACCATACAACTTTAGAGCAACCTCATCTGGTCTCTCACCATCTTCAATTAGATACTTATTGAATATAGTGAATACATTCTGTAGATCGTCACGAAGTTTACCCCTAACGAAGATATTCTTCATTAGCAAATAGTCACTCGATCCTACACTATCAGATAGGAAATTCTCATATTCTATATTTGGTAGTTCTCTGAAGTATGTCATTAGAATCCAACTCCTTCGTTCGGTGAAATGTTGTTGTAATCTTCAGCATATACTGGGTTGAGTTCAGTGAAACTCAAAGCCATTGCCAACTGAACTGGGGTACTATCCTCATATGTGATGTAGTTACCAGTTCTCATGTAATCTACAGTCATCTTTGTGAGAGCACAAGTCTTCATACTATACAAGAAAGGATGTTTAGAAGAACCTCTCTTGAATTGGAGTTCAAATACATCAGGTGCTTTGATGAATAGTCCTCTAGGTCCAGAACCCTCGGCACTACTCTTAGCTGCCATTCTCCTCTTGAAGGTATTGATAATAGCTTTAATTTCGTTAGACTCCGATTCGCTTCTAGGATTCATCACAAAACTAAAATCAAAACTACGAAGTTCTACACCTTTGAATAGAAACTCTCTGTTAGGGTTTAGAACCAAACCTCTCTCCCTAGATAGAAGTGAGGTTGCATCGACGTTTGCACCAAATAGATTAACAGCATTACCTACAAAGTAGTTCTCTAAAGCTGACCTAACTGCTGGATCTTGTGCCGCCTCCAGGGCGTTACTTGCTGTTGATTGTGCCTTCGCTAGAGCATCACCAAGTACCTTCGAAGGATCCTTTATAGCAGCATCTAATGTGAATGTATCCAATGTTTGTTTAATATTACCAATAGCAGAAGCAGCTACACTATTGATAGAGTTAGACTCCCAGTTAGTTTGATTGGAGTCTAGGATAGAATCAGGCATGGGCAATAGAATACTACCCTGGATGGATTTCTTTGAGCAGTTTCCTCCACCATTTTTTGGTTGAATATTAAACATATCACCAGAACCACTGCCACCACTAAATCCAGGTGGATTATATTTAACCACATTAATAGCTAGGTAATCAGAGTCTGACTCAATCCTAGTAAGTGGATATCTTAGTTGTCTTTGAGAAGCCATACTAATATTTATCCTCTGTTTAGAATGGTTGAAACAAATCCAGGAGTATCCCAACCAGCATCTACAAATTTCTTGATTGAATTACCAACAAAGTTCTGTTGGTTATTAGAGATACCCAAAAAGGAATCAAAACTTCTTATAGATCCAGCAACATACCTATCATAGGAGAAACTACAAGTTACCCTAGTAATCTCATTATTGGGACCATATCTAACTGGAACTGAAGATAGGTTAGAAGGAAATAGACCAATAAAACTATACTCCATTACACTTCTATTTTCTTTATCACCCTCAAACTTAAATATACTAGTAGAGTTGGATTTATAACCAGTTCCTGGATCGTTGGGGTATCTTAATCTATAATTATAGTTGTTTCCACCATAGTTATTATTCGAAGTTCCATTTCCACTGACAACATACTCCATCCAGTGTTCCAACATTCTCAGTGTTCTATATCTATTATCACAATAGAATGATAGAGTAATAGGAGTGAATACTCTTGTGTGTGCAAAGTTCTCAACTACTCCGTGGAAGTTAGAACTCTGAACTTGAGATAATGATGATCCTGGTAGGGAAGCTTCATAGCACATCAGACCAGAATTCTCTGCAATAAACTGAGAGGATACACTCCTAGAATTTAGATACCCACTAAGTCCAGAACTAAGACCACCAAATTCTACTTGGTAGAGGTTAGTGCGTGATAGGTTTCCTATTAGAGGACGAACATCTTGTGTGGTTAGTTCTCTTCTCACTCTAAATACTACTAGGGACTATTATTATTTATATGGCAAGTATGAAGGGTATTTATAAACCCTCTAATCCAAAGAAATATATTGGAAATCCCAATCAGATTGTGTATAGATCTGGATGGGAGAGAAAATTTATGGTCTATCTCGATAGTAAAGACACTGTGAATCGATGGGGTAGTGAAGAGATTGCCATCAAGTATTGGAACCCTATGAAAAAGAAAGTGGCTCGTTATTTTCCTGACTTCTATGTAGAGTATGTGAAGAAAGGTGGAGGAGTTAAGAAGTGTCTTATCGAAATCAAACCTCACCGAGAGTGTAGCCCACCAAAATACACCAAAAGAACTAAGAATGTAATGATAGCAGAGTCACTCTACGCACAGAATACAGCCAAATGGAAAGCGGCAGAGGAGTTCTGTCTGGATAATGGACTTGAGTTTAGAATACTAACAGAAAAGGATCTATTTAAGAATGGCTAGGAAGAAGAGATCTGAACAGAAGAGTTCCAATAGAGTTAAACCTATTCTAGATAACATCAAGGGTACTGAACACCCAGATACTATCATGGAGGCGTTAGAAGGTGCTCTGAGAGATTCTGAGAAGGATGCTCCACTTCCAGGTAGAGCTTATGTTTATAGTTACTACGCAAAAACCCCCAATCTACTCTACGATCAGTACCCTATTACGGTAGTGAACGCAGTGTATAATTGGGGGTTTGTTGGATATAATCTACACCTAAGGAAGGTGAGACAATATAACTGGGATCAGTGTGCTACTAAGTTTTATGAGATGAGAACCATTGAAGTTCAGACTGCTCTCACACTACCACTGAAGTATCTAGTTCAGAACTAGTTGACGTGGACGGTACCAATCATACCAGCACCTTTATGTGGAGCACACCAGTAAGTATAATCTCCTGGATCATTAAAAGCAATATCAAACTCCTCACCAGGCAACATTGCCAATGATTCATGTGCTAGGTCAGGACGACCTTCAACAATAACATTATGTGGGGGAAGCATATTGTTTATAAAGTGGACTTTATCTCCTGCTGAGATTGTGAGTTCATTAGGTTCAAATACCAGGTTTCCGTTGAAACCCATCTGAACATCAGCAGCATAAGCAGGAAGTGCAAGAAAGAAGGCAGCTACAATAGCTAATACGATTTTCATAATAAAATATTCTCCTAGGTTATATAGCATAAAAAAGGGATCCCGTAGGATCCCCAAACTTATCAATCAGCTAGTGATTGGAAGTAACTCATTGCATCATCAGTATCTCCATCATCACTAGAACTCATAGAAGGTAGTTCAGGTTCAGAGTATGAACTCTCTTCCTTAGCAAATGCAGGACGTGAGGAACGAAGTTGTGATTCGATATCCTCATCACCACTATCTTCCTGTGGAGCTGGACGTGAAGTACCACTAAGTCCTAGAACTTGAGTCAGACGCTTCTTGAGTGTCTCATAGTCCTTGAACTGATCAGGAGCTACGAGTTCAGAGAGTGAGCTCTCTTTCTTCCAGATACCCTCTAGAACCTCATCATCTCCATTAAGGGGACTAACCTTACCAAACCCAGAGGAATCGTAGTTACGATAACCAGCAACACTCTTAGCCTTGAGGTTGAAGTTAGCACCTTCCCAGAAGTCAAAGGGGTTGATAGCTTCTTCGTCTTCAAACTCAGGTTGCATTGCACTCATAAGTTTGTCAAAGATCTTCTTACCAAACTTGTAGAGGAATACACGACCCTCATTGTCAGGGTTAGCTGGATCCTTTACTACGTAGATGTTAGCGATATAGGTGAGCTTACGTTTCTGCTTACGTGCTTGTTCTTTACCTGCTTCAGTTCCGTTGTTCCAGAGTTCAGAGTTATACTCAGATACAGGATCTTTCTGATTGAGTGTAGTTAGACTGTTTTCGATAAACCAACCACCTTTTGATTGGAAGGCGTGGGAGTATAGTTTAACGAAAGGCATATCCTCACTGTCTGGTGCAGGGAGGAAACGGATAACTGCGTATCCATTTTGTGACTTGTCACATGTTAGTTTCCAGTAACGGTCGTCTTCACCACCGGACTGTGTATTATTCATCTTCTCAACTTCCTTCACAAGTTTCTCAGTGAGAGAACCAAGGGAGGATTGTTTCTTTAGATTCGCGAAGCTCATAGGATTGTTTGGATTCGTTGGATAACGGCTGAACTTGTTTATTATACAGGATAATAGGTGGGATGCCAAGCCCAAGTTCTCAGAATAACCAGGAGTCTGTTTCCCCTTCTTCTAAGAATCTGTTAAGGTCTTTTTCAATGTTATCAACCCTTTCACGGATTGCATTGAATACCTCATTCATTGGTTGATTTGTGGGGATATCATGTGATGAGAAGTGTTTCATTACTTCCACCATTAACTCTTTAGCCTCCACACTATCACTCAGAGCACATCTGTTATACATGTTCTCCTGCTTGCTCAGAAGCAATCTGAGTGTGGTGATATTTTCTCTCTGTTCTTCTTCATCAGCGAAGGCTGCCACAGCTGTGAATGCCATCACTTTATTCTGTAGGAAAGCTATTTCACTTAGGGCTTTCTGTACTTGTTCGGAATCGAAAAACTCAGACATACACTATATTCCTTAGGATCTTCTTAAACTTATCTAACTCTATATTTAGGAAGGGTCTATATTTCTTCATCTTCATACACACTATGTCCCATACAGGATCTTTTAGTTTTCTATCTAAGTTCTTGGAGAACCCAAAGACCATTTCGAGTATCACTAAAGTCTCAATACTCACTTCGCCCCTTAGATATCCCTTCAAAACAGGGGGGTGACCCATTGTTGCGTCGAATACCTCTGGGAGCTTATGTTCCAAAAAAATTGACTCACAC